CTCAGAAGGTAGTAATTATCCAATTTTCTCTTAATTTGTGCATTATTAAAATACAAGTGCCACGGATAAAATTCATTATTTCCTAAACTGGTACCTTCCGTCCATGTTGTTGAGAAAATTTTGACAGGTCTCATCATAAAATTATTCAATTCTATAGATTGTGAATCATCACCTTTGGTATAATCTACAACAGTAGATAAATCCAAATTTTCACCAGATACTTGATCGCTAAAATTAACAATCTCTTGTTGCACATCTGGTGTCGTAGTACTCATATTAGATTCCAATAATTCTTCAGCACTACCCAGTGATATATCACTTGGCGCGACCATATCGCTTGATTGAACCACATTCAACTCTTCTGTGTTTGATTGTATATGATAGTAAGTATCTTCAATGGTATTTAAAGTACGTCTCAAATCGCTAACTATCATACGGAATACGGATTCTTCTTCCCTATGTATAGTATCCAAACATCTGAATAATTTTTTGTAGTATTTTTCGAATTTTCGCTGATTCGAACAGCATAATGTGTATGATTTTCCGAGTCGTTATAATCAGGGGTTTATGACTCAATTATTCCCTAATCACTCCACATTCTGTTGAGGCTCACGAAACCTCTATGCTAAATAACATATTTGGGGTTCGCCCACGTGAATTTTAATTATCATCCATTCTGACACACTTATGAATGCGAGTGATAATAGACTGTGTATCCAGTAACTATAATAATTAGATATTTTTTGGCTTATGACGGGCTAGGTCAAGATACATAATATCGGACGCATCTTTTAATCATTCATAAAAATCAATATAATTCCATTCTCCCGTTTCTATATTACATTGAATTTTAAAATAATTAATTGTTTCGCCGTTGTATTGGTTACATAGTTCCTTCCAAGTTGGAAATGTACTTTCATGTATCCAATCTTCAATATCCAATTCTTTGCATAACCATTTCAATAGTCGAACTTTACTTTCAAATATAATTTGACCGTAAAAGAAATATTCTCTAACTGCTGAGGAGATCACGGCGATGATCTGTTCTTCCTCTGAAATGGTTTTGGATTTGACCCATACCATCAACATCTTTTCTATAGAGTCGTGTTCTAGTGGAGCTAAATAATTTTGTAAATCTTCATTCCACTGCCAACTTCTCTTAAGA